CCACCTACCTTGCGAGGAATGATGTGATCGATGTGCATCTCACCCTCATCTGTACCACATAGCTGACACATGCGACCATCACGCATGAACACGCGTTCGCGCTGTTCTCTATAGCGCCTGCTGTTCAGCTTGTCTAGTGCCATCCCTTAGCCTTCCAATGATTCAAGGCTATGCATGGCTCACCATACCTATGCCCTATGTACTTCAATCCCCATTCTATCTGAGTATAACCATCTTGATCTCTTAGCCATACTGATCTACCTTGAGGTATTCCATAGTGGCTACCATTACGAGCTTTAGGATTCCATGCTGATTCTTTACCATACAAGATAGATAAACATTTATACTCTTTGATGTTATAACCTAATGCATGTAATGCATACTCTTTATAGCTTACATAATCTTTAGGTCTTGTAGAGCCTGCTTCTGTAGGAAAGCATAGAGCTATCCCAATAGCTACTAGCACCCCGCAAGCTACGCCCCTAAGGGGCTTGCGGTGAGCCTTTGAGAGGCTCTGCGCCGTTAGCGTACCATCGATGTCAAATCCATTTGTAAAAGTCCTGCTCAGATCGGTGTTTCTTTTCATGATTACCCCCTGTGGATAACTTCTGTGGATAACTATGTATCGGTTGAATAGAAGCCCTTGCCCTTAAAGTGTGTAGGTGCAGCTGATATAACCTTGACCATCGGCTCATTACAATAGTTGCACAAAATCATTGGTCGATTGTCCCATCCATGATTGATCTCTTGACTGAGATTGCATCGTGTGCATTTGTAATCGTAGGCTGGCAAGTCAGGCACTTCCTTATCATGTATGACCCACATCCAGAGCATCGGTCTATGTCTGCCTCAGTAGGTTCTTTGTCTAGGTGACCATATCTTAAAATGAGTAGCGGTAATAGATCCTCAAGTCGGATTATCGCGGCATACTCACGCGCATCCTCACCCTGTCCGTTGAGTCTAATCACTCCAAAGCCTAATTCCCCCGAAATGGCTGTTCGAGCTTTCAATTGCTTAATGTATGCAAGAGGTTGAAATCCAGCGCGGGCTTTAACTTCAACATCGAACGGAACATTAACAATATCCTTACCGCTACCCCTTCCCACACATGCGCCTTGCCACCAAGTCGATAGGTACTCAGCTACAACACGCTCTGTGCGGAAACCTCTGTGTTTCCTTGCCTGACTAGCCATCCAGCATAAAGCCCATGACTAGACCGGCAATGAACATTGTAAGAATCATAGCCGTAAAGAGCTTCTCGTTATCCATTGACTGCCTTGCACTTCCTGCACTGCCATGTGCCTGCTGTTAGCACACCATCCTTGATTACTGCTGGAATGATGATGTCGTGTGCCTCTGTTGGTTCATTGCAGAGCTGACAGTTAATCACTGTGATCATGGGAATATCATTCAGATCAGTCCATTCACCATCTTTGTCAATGTTATAAACCTCGATGTAGCCCATTACACTCTCGCCTTCTGTGGTTGAAACTTCCCATCTGATCCCAAGTTGTACCACTTGGTTGGGCATCGATGTGCCGATGAGATCGCTGTATTGCAGAAGTAGCCACCCCATGCTTTGCCATTCTTCTCACCCTCACGCCATATCATGTGTCCATGCTCGCATGATGGTGCTTCTACTGCCTCACCTGTTCCCATGATTGCAGCTACATTCTCCATAGCCTTCTCTAGGGTTACAGGTGCATCAACTACGCCTTTGTATTGACCGACAGGTGTAGTCCAATAGTCCTGATTATCTGGCTTGACATCTGCCACTGCTGGCTTTACCGGCTTAGAAGCTACAACCTTGCTCATCTCTTCTCGGCTTGGTCTCTTTCCTTTAGGCGCATAACCTGCATTTGCAAGTGCCCTGCCGATCGCTGAAGTCTCGCAATTCTCCAGTGCTGAAGTCTGATTAACACCGCGACTAGAAACTGTCTCCTCAGCGTATCCCGTTGCCCACGCAACGCCATCGCTAGCATCCTTAAATAGATACGCCTTAACAATGTATCGAGATGCCTCGACCACTTCAAGCTCTGTTGCAATGCGGAATGATGGATAATCCTTAATAAACTTTTCAAGTCTCACCTCGACTGGTTCGTAATCGGCTAAATTAAACATAGAGATCGTTTTCCTCTGTGGCTAGTTGCCCTGCGAGTGCGCCATAGCTGCAGAGATCGACCCAATTATCGATGTGTTGGGCTGATTGATTAGTCCTTGCAAGTTTAACGAGCACCATGATCCCTGCGACTTGATAATCGTGGATCGGTGTCTGTAGGTATGCACTGAGGAGCATTGCAGTGTGTTGCAAGTTATCCGCAGGGTGACCATACGAAAGCCCACGATCACGGATCGTGTCTGTGGCTGTGAGTAGGATTTCATTAGCGCGCATCTGTTGTCACTCGCTGAAATGACTTGGCTACGATTAGCCCCTCGCGCTTGCCTTCGTTGAAACCTTTAGCCCAACCTACTAAATACCATAAAGCATTAGCTGCTAGAAGCAACACGATCATTGGCATCTCAAAACTCATTCTTTTTCCTATCCGTAGCAGTGCCCTTGACTGCTTACAGACTTAGTGTGACATAAGAGTCCGACTAATCAACCACATTCTGATAACGAAATGATAACGATTCTCCAGCATCGACAGCATCATCTAGCGTGCGTTTGATGTCCAAGCTCAGGTCATCCACTAGCGTGGTCTGCCGTAGGACTTGCCAGAAACAATAAATGTCCCATCCTTTTCAATGTTAATTAAATCAACCTGAACCTTAGCCTTGTTCACATAGATGATGGCGAAAGCCTGTTGCCAGTTAGCAACGCCTTTAGTGTAAGCAGCCTGCTTAAAGTCCATGAGATTGCCTACCTCGACACCATGCAGGACACGCCCTATACGACCCCCAGAAGCCTCTGAGAAGGCTGATCTGCCTGCTCTGTGAGTATGACCTGAGATTACATTCTTTCCGTGCCTACGAGCCGCTTCAAGGGCTGATGAGCCCCCTTGTGGCTTGATAGGTGTGTGGTCTCCATGCACTGCAATCCAGTTCGGTGCAATAGGCATTGGGTTCTTATGGAAGGTAATGCCTAATTCATCGAACTTCATAAACTTCTCAAAGCGCAACTCAGGCAATGCCCCGAATGAAGGAATTTTAGACATGATGACATTGTAAAGACGATCCGTATGGTTACTACGGATGCAATCTGTTACGCCTAATTCCCAGAGCAGTTGAACAGCCTCGTTACGATCATCATCTAGGGTCTGTGCGAATGACCCCATTCTATTCTCTTCCCAACGGCTTATCTGAGGTAGATCAATTTCATCGCCGATCGTCACTACTTGATCTGGCTTAAACTTTGTGATGAAGCTTGCAAGGTTACGGGTTGCAACCCTGTCATGGTATGGGACTTGTAAGTCCGAGACTACGACAATTCGCTTAATCGTCATCCTCATCTTCATAATCGCCGAACTTCTCAGGATCGATGGGATCGGGCAGAATCCAATGAGGGTAAGCCTGTGGCTCAGTAATCATAAACATGGCGATATCTTCTGGAAATCCTGCTCTTTTAAGTGAGCAGAAGTATTCATAAAGCCCAATGCAGTAAGCATCAAGCTTTGAGTATCCTTGCTCCTCTAACGCCTTAGTTGCTTTTCTTGCCATAGCACAATGCTACCTGTCAAGCAATATGTTATAGATCTCATCGACTCGCGTGTTGAGTCTTTTGATCTCATTGAGCAAGTGTGTAATGACATAGCCTGCTAGCCCACCAAGTATGCCTAGCGTTGCAAGATAGAAAGTAAAGAAATCTTCCTGTGTCACTTTTTAGGGCTCGCATAACCGAATACACCTGACAACACAGCCCAAAGGATTGCGCGATAGTCAAGGTCAAAGTTGCTAGATGCCCAAGCAGCTAGAAAAGCACCGGCAGCAAGGATTGCAGGGTTCTTCATGTTCTTCATTATTCTCCACCTAACATAGATACTTGAAAAAAAGCCCCATCATTGTCAGCTTCTTTCTTAAAACTAACATGCATGTGCTTAGAGTGTTTGTTAGCCCCTGTGTACTTGCGCCACTTCCAGTTAAGGATGCTGGAGCAGATTCGTCCATCGAAAATGATGTAACTAATACGCGTGTCTGCTTTTGACTTGGACAAGGTACGA